GGCATAATCGTACTTAACGCTCGGCAGCACAACCTCTTTAAGGTGCGAGTACTCCATGGCATCGTCAGACGTTACCGTCATGCGCTCCGGAGAGATCACCGTGGCGAATGCTGCCTTAATCCGGATCATGCCCTGCCGGTCCTGGTATAAGATGCAGCGGCCGGCATTGGCTATGATCTGTAACGCTTCTGCATGGGTGACGGCCGGCATGGGATTAACCACCTGTACCTGACGCAGATAATCGTCCAGTACATAATCTCGCGGATCCACATCGGCGTCCGCAAGCACATCGACGGCCAGATCGTACAGTGTTGTAGCGCCGTGCCTCCCCCGGTAATACGTCCCGTTGAGGTTTGCGACTGCATCGCGCGCCCCGAAGCTCATACGGTCGTCGTCGGCCTTCCAGGTATCCAGGTACAACTTCGCGCCGTCCAGCCACTCGATGGAACCGTCAGCCAGCGTCACGCCGTACTTGATCTCGACCTCCTGGCCGATCTCCAGGTAATACAGGGCGCTGTCCCGGTTCTCGGTGTCAAACTTCCGGCCCTTGTTCTCCACGGTCAGCGATAAGTCGATGGTCGGCAGCTCCTCGGATATCTGGGACAGATACTCCTTTTTACTGCTGGCTGTGATCTGTCTGCTCTTAAAGTAGATACCGACACCCATGGATATCTTAAAAATCCGAAGCCGCCCCTGTCCGTTGACCATGGCGTGCGGTACGATCCGGACGTAAGATGCCCCCTCGAAAATCTCCTCGGTGATGTACACCCGGCTGCTGTTACCTGTAACATTCAGCGTCTTGTGATCCGACACGATGTCAAAATCAACCGGGAAGTAATCCGAAAAATCAATGGTCAGCCCCCGGATATCATACGGGCCGCCGTGGTAGTCGATCTGGATCGTTCCCAGAATATTCCGACTCACTGCACCCTGGTTAAAGTACGGACTGCCGTCCTCTGGCAGGAACAACATGGAGCCATCAGCCCGCCAGAAGTCCTGTTCGTAAGTCGCGTACATATACTCTGGATCGTAATTATCCAGCAGCTTCCGAGTATTCGAGAACGCTGTGCACTGAGCCGGATCCACCGCCGAATTATTCTGCGCCGCCTGATTGATAACACCGATGGTGACGTCCATGTACATCTGATCTCTGGTCTGCTTTGTCTGAGCCTCTTTGTATGCCCTGCTTACCGCCTGCATCAGTCGATCACCCCACAATCTACCAGATTGACCTTACACACCTTATACCGGGTGGGCCGGCCGTCGCTGTCATATTCACACGGCGTCCCCGTCCGGTTGCCTGGGTACATCTGGATTGTGATCCAGTCATCATGTACCATGTCCGGGATCCGGGCTGTCACCACAAACTCCGAAAACGTCTGGAGCATCGAGGCCCAGGTCGCGGCGTCCAGATAGGACCATTGCAGGTTATCCACCTTATACTGGTCACGGCCCACTCTATCCCCGATAAACTCACCGAGGGCATTTTTACCATCGCTCACGTTCGTGGCGACAATTAAGTCGGCCATGTTGTCGGGAGGCGGAAACTCCCGACCGTTGATTGTAATAAAAGCCACGTCTCCACCTCCTTATCAAAATGCGAAGCCCGAACGCTTCTCAAGATCCTTAAGTTTCTGCCGGAGTTCCCGGATATCAATGTTGACCACCAGATCAAAGTTCTCGATCAACTCGATGATCTTTTTGAGTAGGTCAATCATAATCATTAAGTACTGCTCGCTCATGCCGTCCGGTCTGGCTGCCATTGCTACGGCCTTATCAACCATATCCCGTACTCTCCCGGTGTCTTCATAGCTAGGACTCGATGATCCCACCATTGCCAGACGCGGCGTTGCATTGCTTGTCATACTCCTTATGCTATTAACCAATGGTGTAAGGGCTGCTCTCATGCCGCCCTGTACTGCCTGCGAAATTCCCTGAGTAATCTGCATGTTATTGGCAACTGCAGCTTTACCGCCCCACTTACCAATCATTTCAGGATTGCCGTTTTCATTCGCTACGAACATTTGGCCTGATTTCGGAAAGCCTCCTGTCGCATGGCCTTTTACTCCCGGACCGCTGTCAACATAGCCGGAATTACCTCCTGGTCCGGAACTATCACCGTCACTTTCTTCTTCAGCTTCTTCTTTTCCTCGCTTGAACAGGTTCTTTGCACCATCTACAATACCGTCCCAGACATTTCCTACAAAGTCTGCAATACCACCAAGCCAGTTTTTTATATCTTCCCAGATATTGCTCATGCCTTCCCACAGTTTGTTCATAATGCTCTTTCCGACTTCCAGCATTTCATCAAGATTGAAGATGTCCTTGATTTTCTGCCAGATTCCGTCGAACCACTCTTTGATGGCATTCCACTTTTCTTCGATGGTGGTCTTTACGCTATCCCAGATTTCAGACAGCTTATCCTTGATGCTGTTGAATATCTCTGATGCTGAGTCTTTTAAGCCGTTCCAAAGGCCGGAAATGAATGTTTTAATGTTGTTCCAGATATATTCTATCGTTGCTTTGACTAAGCCAAATTGTAATTCAATTTGCAGACGAATCCAATTTAATGCAGCACCAAGAAGATCCTTAATCCCCTCCCAAATACCGCCGAATATCTTCTTTATTCCTTGCCAAGCCCTATCCCAGTCTCCAGTAAGCGTTCCAATAACAAAATCCAGCAGACCGATAAACACATCTATGATATCGCCTATGACTTTTGATACACTTTCAAAAAAAGAGAAAAAAGCATCAATACAGTTTTTTATAAATAACGATATAATCGGCGCTGCTACTTCCATAAACCATAAGACAAACGGTTTCAAAATAGTATTCCATACCACTCCGGTAGCTTCTGCCAGTTTAGAGAAAAATTCCATGAATTTATCAATAAGCGGCGTTAATACCTGCGCTCGAAATTCTGAAAACTTCTCTGACAAATAAGTTATCAACGGCAGCATGTACTGATTGTAAAGTTCAAGAAACCTTGTCCCTATCTCCACTAACCCTTGTTTCAGATTATCAAAATATGGTTTAAAAGCCGTGTCATATGTACTATTCAGTTTATCGGCCACTTCGTCAACAATGGACTTTACCTCTGAAAAAATCGGTTCTACTGCACTAAACGTGTCCTCCAGCGTTGTCTTTATAAGCTCCTTATTCTGAACAAACGGTGCTGTAAGTACATCTAATATATCTCTAACATATTTTCCTGTCAGCTCCATGACTCCCATAAAAGCAGAAGAAAATATACCTATAATATCAGCGGCGACCTGCTTTGCACTGTCACTCCGGAACGCCTCAAAAACCGTTCCCCAAGCTTCACTTACCCGACCAACAATATTGGTGATATCTGACCCAATATCAAACATGGATATCAGATAATCCTTAATCCTCTGGCTGTTCTGTTCTAAAAATTTCGATATCCCGCCCAGCAGATTATCCGCAATTGACGCACCCACGGAAGCCATGCCTCCGGCGACTTTCCCAAGGTTAAAAACAAGACTGTTCAGGAAATTATCTGCCGCAGAAACAACAGCCGGATCCAGAAATATGTCTTTTAAACTCTGTCCGATGTTACTGATGGACTGCTGGATACTGTCTAAAACATCTTTGTTGCCAAAGGCAATATTAAATCCACCCTTAAACAGACTGGAAAGCTCTCTGGCCTTATCGATGAGCCCCTGGTACTTACTGTCCATTTCGTCTATAGCTGAGGTGTCAACCTCACCCATATCAAACTCATCAGCAGTATACCCGCCGCCCGCTCCTCCATCGGAGCCACTGCTGTCTGGTGCCTGAATAATATTAAGCTCGTCAATGCCACTTGTGGCTCCCTTGATATCTTTCGCGGCCTTCTTTGCGGCATTTCCTGCTCCTCCCATGGCAGCACTCGCATTATCCGCAGATCCGGCTATATCCTCCATGCCTGTAGCCGCAGCGGATACACCTCCGCCGGATTTCTTGCCAGTGATCAACTCTGTGAATGACTTGAAAGCATTGGCCAGGCTCATCAGTTTACTGATTATGAGGTTAATAACCTTAATAACAGGAGTCAGTACATTGATGAGTCCCTGGCCGATCGTCGCTTTCAAACTGTCAAACTGAAGCTTTAAGATGCGCACCTGATTCGCCCATCCGTCCGATGTCCGGATAAAGTCACCAGAAGCCAGGGTCAGCTGATCTGTCACGAACTTATACCGCAATGCTACCTTCTCGGCTTCTGTCATTTTGGCCGTTGTTTTGCCAAATCCATTCGCAAGTGCATAGCTGTCAAGCGCGCTCTGGGTCATGACGATTCCGAGATCTTTGAGGGATTCCGTCTCACCCGTAAATACTGATTTCAGCTTTGTGTATGCCTCGTCCTGGGAAATGTTATAGAATGACGCAACGTCTCCGGCCAGGCCGGTAAGAGCTGTCGACATCTCATAGGCCGCCTGCTCGTTGAATCCGAAGGCTTTTGCCATAGCTCCGAACGTGCCGGTAAACTTCTTTGCCATCGTTTCGGACAGGCCAAAGGATCCCGCCGCATTCCGGGCAAACTCATCTACCTTTTTCGACATACGGGGGAATGTCACGTCAACAACGTTCTGAACCTCGGCAAGATCGGACCCCAACTCAATACAGGAGGCCCCGAAATCTATAATCTTCTTAACTGCAAACGCGGCAGCCAGGGCGGCGCCTGCCTTCTTCGCCATACCCTGAATGCCGGCCATCTGCTTCTTGAAACTTCGATCATTTACTGTAAGGTCAAGACCAATTTGTCCGACGCTCTCAGCTGCCATACTATCACCTGCCTTTACTCATCTGGTAAGACAGGCACATCGGCACAGCGTCTTAGATTCTTAATTCAAATTCCCGTTTGCAATCCTTATTTTTGCATTTAAAAAAGACGCCCTGACACCTGGCGTCCTGATTTCTGATTGCATTAACAGGGTACCCGCAATACGGGCACCTCACTTTTTCTCTTTCTGTTTTTATCTTCTCAATCTCAACCACCTCCGCACAGGAAAGCCATCTGCCGCTCCAGATATTCCATCTGCTGACCGTATGCCTGAGGGCTCATCTGCTCGGCCTGACGTTTATGCCACTCATCGTAAATCCGCTTCTGGTCTGTGGTAAAATGCTTAATTACATCTTTATCCGTCTCTGATCGGATCGCCACGATACGCCCCAACACGGTCTCCGGATCTATTCCGGCCAGAAGGGACTTGAACTCATCCCAACTAACTGACTCAAATTCTTTTGTCCTTATTCTCAGCCCGTACTGCGACAGGAAACTGGAAATAATCAAATTCCAGTCTTCAAACAAATCGTAGTACGGGTCACTGCTCCCCCTGGCTGTTTTCCTCGCCTACTACCAGGTCCATAGCCGCTTCTACCACAGTCGTCCAATCCTCGAAGTTTAATTTAAATTTTTCAATTTCCTTACGGGACTTTTCCGGGAAAATCAGCTCATACGCTTCATTGATTTGATTAATCTCTACACCGCCCGCTGTCATAAAATTCATTACTTTAAGCATGGTTGGAGCATCAGCGTTGACCTCCAGCTTTTTGCCTTTAATCATTAATGACGGATTCCCGTCAAAGGTAAGCTTATCTGTGATATCAATTACTTTTGCCATCTCTTATTCCTCCTTATGCGGCGGGCGCTGCTGGTGTAAAAACCGGCTTGCCATAGCAGACTACTTCAAATTCAAGCGCATCAAGTGCCGCAGTATCCCCGCCGCCTGGTGTCGTTACGTTAATGACACAGTCAAACGCCAGCTTTGCACCAGATACCATTTCCCATTCGAACTTTGTCATTGCATCGCTGCCCATAGCCATAAACAGACTGGCTATATAGTCATTCCCCGGATCGCCAACGCTCCTCTTCCCCTGGAAGGAAAAACTGAGTTTCTTACCAACGACGGCGCTTTTAGCCCAGCCTTCCGCGTCCATTGCATACCACTCATCTGTTGTGTTGTCGATTGTTGGCGCGAAATTGGTCAAATCTTTCGGCATCATCATATCCGCGTCCGCACTTTCCAGTCCCTTCGTTCCAAACTTGAACTTATTATTAGATACTTTAAATACACGTGCAGTTTCTGCCATTTATCGTTCCTCACTTTCCATATACAAAATCCAGCCATATCACATATTCGTATACGCCCTTGTCATCTGTCCCCACATCAACCGGTTCGGGTACCTGAAGGATAATACAGTGAATGGGCGTATCCCCTATGGACAGGCTGGATCCATTTTTAAGTTTCTCATATAACTCATAGGCGGCCTGCTCCGATGCCTGCACGCTCTTATCCCAGTGGATCAGAAGGGAGAGGCGCCGGATATCATAGCTGCTGTATTCGTAGCCACCCAGAGCCATCACAGGCGGCCCGCTGTCTTTTCTATGGTACACGCCGATTGAATGTTCCTTCTTGCCGTTCAGCTTACCGATATAGACATTGTTATCGTCAGCAATTCCCAGGCTTGCAATGTAACCGCGGATATTATCCAGAGTCAACATCATACAGCACCTACTCTCTTATAAAATTGCTTGAAGGCTTTCTTTGCAAAGTCTTCCTGCTTTCCGCCCTTCAGCCATGGCGAATACCACTCACCGCCGGCAAACGGATTCTCATCTGTCTGGTAATCATATTCCGGATGATAGTAAAGCCGGCGGGCATATGGCGTACTGGAAACCAGTCTCGCTCTCCCATGCTTGGACTCGCTGTAATCTACGAACGATGCATCTTCTTCCAGATGGCCGCTGTCAAATGGCATAACCTGCGCCTGTACTACCTCTGTATGCAGTGCTTCCGCCGTCATTTCCAGCGCGGTGACTGCCGCCTGGGTAAGCTGCTTAATTCGTGGAAAATTCATTTTTACCGATGACTTAACCTGCATTAGATCACCTCCAGCTGGCTGTAATTAACCGTCCCATCTGGATTCCTGGCCTTCATTCCCTGTTCGATCCGACGTTCCTGGCCGAACACGGTCACCGTACCGCCGCTGAGTATCGGAAAGTTCGGTGCAATATCACCCGGAAACATGGCCGTGCCAGTGATCTGGATCAGTTTTTTTTCCGCCGTCAGGATTGTCTTAGCTCGGTCCTGAAAGTTACATTTCAGATCCAGATCAAGTATCTGCTCCGGCTCTCCGTGGTTATTCACGTCTTCAGACTCCAGATGGACGTGTATATCTACCTTGCAGAGCTTTTTAGGTACTAAACATGGGTATCTCATTAAATCACCTCGCTAACCGGCAGCACATGCCAGTTTGAGACAACAGGGCATATGTATCACGCATCATCGCCACGCCCTTATCCGTATAGACGTTCCAACTCTGCCCGAATTGAACCGACGCTCCATTCAAACTATAGCCAGATAAAATTGTGCTGATCTCGTCGGCGTTCTCATACTCAAAATCCGCCTGCTGGCAGACTGCTTCTCTGATTGTTTCCTGCTGAAAAGGCGTCAAATTGGAAAATCCCCGGCCTATAATGCGGTTATAGGTCAGGGAATCAATATGGCGGCTGGCCTGCCGGAGCCGCTGATTGATCTCAGCGCATTCCTTCAGGACTGTACCGTGGTACTCGTTAAAGTAATATTCTGATGTGACATATGGTTCGCATGCCATACTATTCACCAGCTTTCTTACCCGGCGCCTTCTGCTCCTGTTTCGCAGCCTTGAGTCCTGCAATTTCTTCTTTCAAGGCTTCTAATTCTTCGTACCGCTCAGCTGCTATTCCCTGCAGGCGTTCGATCTCCTTTACGGCTTTTGCGTGCTCCTCATATGGAACCGTCTTGCCGCGGCCATATGCAATTGTCTCGCCATCATCACCCAGAATATCAAAACCGCCGTCCTGGTAAAACTTCTGCTGTGATTCGTCAATCGTGTACTCCTTGTTTCCTTTAACCGCTCTCATCTTAGCTCCTCCTTACGCTCCGGCTGCCACATTCATGGCACAGCCTTCTACCTTTTTCTCCAACAGGAACAGATCGCCAAAGTTACGGTTCTGGTACAGATAGCCATCTGCGGTCCTGGAATCGGTTCCCGGAGTAAACAGCTTGATATAGCTGTACCTGTCGCGGCAAACCACACAGGATGTATGAATCAGGATCCAGTTGATCTGTTTCGCATCGGTCGCCGCCACACAGCCGGCTGTAAAGTCATACTTTGTCTTCATTCTGGCGGCCGGTACCATCTTAATAGAAACATTATCCAGACTGTGGACATTCCGGTTAATGGTGGAAGGAGACGTCACGGTCATAACCCGCTGAAGCCCCTCTGCCTCCTTAATGATCTTGTTCATGGCCGGAGTGACGTACAGCATTCTCCCCTCTTCCGGAACCCCTGCCTCGTCCATGCGTGCCATCTCCTCATCAAATGCCTCGAGGAAATTTGCGGCTGCTATCACATCGTTGCTGATCCGGCCGGAATATCCTGTAAGTTCTGCGTGGAGCTTGGAAAAACGGTAAGAATCCTTTTCCGGGATCGCCTGCTCCGTTTCAAAGGTATTCTGGATATTTGCCACTGATAAGGTAAGATTCGTTTCGTCGATGTCCATGGGATCAATCCAGAATTCCACATCTCTGTCGTGCTCCAGTTTTTTAGCCTCCCAGTCATTACTGAGGGTACCGGAGTTGAATCCCGGTGTCCTGGTATGATCCTTATACCCGGATACCGTCATTCTCGGGAGTTTAATGGTCTGGGCGTTAATAAACTTCACACTCTGATTGCTCTGTGTCAGTGCATCAGAGCACAGTTCTTTTGCATACTTCTGCTGGAGAAGCTGCGTAAAGGTTGTTGCATAATCGTATACTGCCATGTGTTAGTTCCTCTCTTTCTTTAAAGTCCGAATGCCTTCTTTAAGGCGTCGTCATTACTTGTTTGCTGTCCGGATCCTGAGGCACCTACCTGGATAAAACCGGTAGAACCTGCCGCCTGCGGTTTAAGCGCCGGCACGTCTTCCAGCACCTTATTGATCGCATTTTTCAGCGACTCATCATTGATCTTTCCGTCCTGCCCTGAGACCTGGCTTAAATCCGCCATCTTAAGGACATATGGAATTGTCTTTGCATCAAGCCCCAGGCTGATCGCTGTAAGAGTAGCCTCTTTTTCAAGCATTGCCTTCTGGGCTATAGCCTGAGCCTGCGTGATCTGTGTCTGAAGAGCATTCACATCCGGCTGTTGGGCTGCTTTCTGCTGTTTGAATCCTGCAATCGCCTGCTTCATCTCTTCCTCAGACAAGCCCTGCTGTTTGAAATAGGCCTTCAGCGCCGTATCTTCTTTGGCTGCCAATGTTCCATCAAGCATCTGCTGGATCTTACTATAGTCAATCTGTGATGCCTGTGGACTGCCAGCGGCTGGTGGAGTCTGCTGACCCGCTCCTGCTGGTACTGATCCCGCGCCCGGATCTCCTCCCCCTGCCGGCTCTGCAAAAAATTGTAAATTCATCTTTTTCATCATGCTTCAATTACTCCTTTCCATTTTGAGGGTGTCACCCTTATTGCTGTTCATTGTCATCGGTATCGCCGGCCACGCAGATTTTTAAGCCTTGCTCGTGTTTGGGCATAAAAATAACACCCAGGGTAATCCTGCGTGTTAAATCAATTCTATTGCGATATCGCAATAAAATACCACCGGCCATTTACTGACTGGTGGTTATAAACCCGGTATTGTATCCTTTATTCCTTTTGCAAGGCTTGCCGCTTTCTTCATCAGGGTATTTTCTTCCAGATACTCAAGACCTTTTAAAGTAATCTCTGGTCTTGTTAATGACACTCTGGGGTATCCGCAGTCCATAGCATTCCATGTCTCTCCCCCTGTGATGTATCCTTCTTTCAACAACATCGCCATTATACGACTCCATTTCGGTACCGACAATTCAAGCCTTTCCGGAGACAAAATGTCAGCATCAATTTCCTCACAGTCCATTGATTTTTGCAGGATGCGAAGGATTTTATAAATCAAACGAAAATCATCCACCTTCCATATCACTCCTCTTCCCATAAACTGGCAATATTATTTACATCGTCCCCACGTTTCATTGACAAGTTCCCCATCTTTTTTACATTCTCTGATAACGCATTTTGACGCCTGTTTTTTATCAATTGGATTATTGTCATCATCGAAATAGTAGATTTCTGAATAATCGCCCCCGCTTGGTGTTTTCTCTTCGATTTTCTGGTATTTCATGGTTCACCTCCTATATTCCCAAAATTAAATTTAAAAGAGATGCTCTGTTAGGAAAACTCTTCTTAAATGCTTCTGTATCTGCAACATATTCTGCTATACTTTCCGCAAAGTCTTCCGCTGGTGCATTTTCTCCATACGGTGTCGGAGATTTCTTTCCTGACTCTATTATATCTTTTTTCATAGACTCTGTCCACAAAACTTCTGAAGAAAAATGTTTTTCAGTCGACGCTATCTGCCTATCTATATAATGGCCGGACTCATGGCAATATGTTCTTACAACGTAGTCATCATTGTGGGGATAATCATGCCGATAAAATGTAATTTTATCTCCCCCGGTTGCATAGGAATGTGTGAAATTTTTGTACTTCTTCTTCCAATAACTATCCTGCGGGTTATAATAATCCACAAATTCAATTGTCTTTGGCCCCTGTTGTCGAATTGTTTCCGGAACATTTTGCCATAATTCAATTGCCTTTTCGGGAGTCATCATTTGCTTTGCAGAATTCATTTTTTCTGGAAAAACGAATTTTGTTCCATCCGGAGTCTCGTATATTGTAGCCTTTGCAGTTCTCTTGACACCACCACAGCCATCTGGAAGACCATAATCCTCTTTCGTAACGGCACAATCAATTCCACCGATTGATATCGGACATTGTTTTTTCCACGCCTCCGCCTTCTGCTGATATTGTTTCCGATTTTCATCATCCAACGAGTTGTCAGACAGCCTGTCAAACTTCTCGGTCTGCCGTTTCGCATACTGTTGTTTGGTCTCCTGCGTATTGGCCTGGCCGATGTCCTCCAACTCCTTCTCTGTCCATGAGTCATCAGCCGTGGAGATACCTGGGAAATAGGTTGTATGGCTGTCCTTACATCGTGGGTGGTATAAGCCAGCGGCTATGGCCTTGCTCATCAACGGATACGACCCATCGGATTTCTTCCCGCCGCTCCACACATCATCAATCAGAACTTTACCAACAAACGGCAGACACTTCGGGCAAGGATTCCCACGCTTTACCATAATAACAGTGGTAATTCCCCATTCCTGCCGCTTCTCTCCCTCTCCCTGCAAATACGCCCGCTTGCTGGCCGTCCTGATTGCCATGTCAGCGTAATCAGCCAGAGTATGGCGGGCTCCGTTTGCATACTCTACACATGTAAGACCACGGGACAACATATCCTTTGTAGCCATGTCCACGGCCTTCTCGTAAGTTCCGGCGCCGGTATTGGCATAGACCTGAGCGTTGTATATTACCTTCCGGTACTCATCATTAGCTTTCCTAAGGATTGCTGTCTCTGCCCGTTCCATATCGTTCGTGGTGGCTTCGATCAGGGCTTCCAGTTTCCGGTTGTTTAGACGGAAGAACTCTGCCGCGGTACCCTGGGAGACTTTATTTGCGCCGGTAAATCCATTCTTAATGGCGTTCAGGATCTGGATCTCTTGCTGCATATTCCCAGTCTGCCTTGCCTTGTAAAGGATTTCTCCAATCTGACCGTTGATATCCTTAAACTGCTTCCCGTAGCGCTTCTGATTGGCTTTCTTATACTTCTCCAGCGTTTTTAACTGTTCTGCCTGCCACATGCTCCACTGGATTCCCTCGTCATCTTCCCAAGCGCGATGACGGTCCATATTCCGGATCATGGAAGCAATCAGTTCGTCCTCGATCGCCTCGAAGGCGGCGCCGATATCATAATCCGCCAACAGCATCACCTCCCGTTTGCATATACTTTGAATCCCTGCGCCTTAAACTGCCGCGTTAGGTTTTTAAGCTGAGTAACGCTCGTACACTTATCGCAGCGCAACTCCGCATATCCCTGTTTCTCAATCGCGTAGATTCCGAAAGGGACCTGCTCACTTGCCGTCTGGAGTAAGCCCTGGTATTCCTTCTGGTTCATCTGGTACAGGTGGTTCATTACTTTGACCTTCATCTGACCTACCTCCTTCCGTGTTGACCATGAAGCCACCGGCAGCCATATTCATGCCTGGTTCCTCAACCTCCGTGATTCCCTGCTCCGCTTTCAGTCGCTTTACTTCCTCTGCCTTCCACGCTTCGTCCTTGCTGTCTCCCCACATCTCCTCGACCTGTGCCTCAATACTCATAATACTGGATCCAGGACGGGCCTTAGCCAGCGTCTCGACCTGGCTCTCAAATGATGGATTCGCATATTCACCGAATGGGATCTCTACCTTCACCTCCTCGATCGGCTGCTTCATCAGGATATGGCAGGCGTTGATGCAGGCCGATATCACTTCCGGCAGTTCCTCTTGCAGAGCCTCCACAATGGCGTTACGGGTGTACAGCGTGGCTTTCTCCTTCTCACGCTGCGCCTCGGCATTGTCCAGCTTCTTAACATCAATACCGAGAGTAGAAGGACTTATGATCCCCTGCAAACAGAGGTCTAAAGCCGTCACATAGCTGGCAAGATAGCTCTCATGCGGGATATCTGGCTGCTCTGTTAGAATCTGGTTCTTTCCACCTTCACCCATGTTGTCGTCGCCGGCAATGAACCGGTTATCAAATGCACTCGCCTTCAGCAGCTCCCCGGTTTCCGGATTTCGTGGAATATATGACTCTGGAATGTATGTCCTGGCCCTTCCTGCCCGGAGCGCGTCCATCCATTGCGACCAGGCCTCATCAAATGCATCGAAGCTGTCCAGTTTGCCGTCAAAAATAGAGCCACCACGACCCTCGTATTTCGTGCTCTCATACACCTTGAGCGGCACTGCCAGGATCACCGTCTCGTCAAATTTCCAGTCGGATATATTCCGCGTGGCTTCGATGGTCTTCATGTCAACCTCGCGTTCTCCCTTATAGAGCTCATTCCGGATGTATCCATAACCATAATGCTCATAGAGAACATACTGCTGGCGATGGTCCATATATGGTGTTTTGAACACGACCTCTTTTAGCCGGCCGCGCTCCTGTATGATCTCAATCCGCTCTCCCGGATACCATTCCAGAATCGGGTATTGACTTAGGTTTGTGTCGATCGTCACCTTGTAGGCGCCATCACCAATATACAATACTTCCTTAACAGACCGCTCCAGGGCCTTCCTGAACTTATTTTCCTTCTCTATCTCCTTCCAGAGCTGTTCCTGTGCCGGACTCTCAAATTCGAAATCATTCATGTCAGCAAGAACAATCCCGGAGAGTATCCGCACGATCAGACCGGGAAGTCCCGTATGAATCTTCCGCATCTCCATGCCTGGGGTACACTTCGACGCCCAGAACTTATATTTATCTGCGTACTCATTGACGCTCCGGTACATCTGCTCTAACTCATTGCTGTCTCCGCGGTACCAGATGCGGTTTCTGATCGCATTAAGTTCAAAGTCCATTGTCTCCTGAATCTGTATGTTTTGTCCCATGGCCGGCTGGACATCAAGCCAACTACGGATCCCCCGTTTGATATTCTCGTTCAATTTCTGTGCCACCTCTTTTATGTGTATCGCCATATATAACCACCCGCCGTTTCCTGAATGCCTCTGCAACATTTGCATATCATCGTACCGCATATGCCTAAAGTTTTGCTTGCGTCTACTGCCCCGCCCCATAACTTCACGACTTTCCCGTTTACGTCCATTTGTGTAACTGGGCGCTTATGTTTCTTCGCATGGCCATAATAGTCAGTATTTCTTTTTGCTCTATCTCTTGCTGTTCCGTAGCAAATATTATATTTGCAATTACACCATTCCAAATTATCAACAGCATTATTTGTTTTGTTCTCATCGCGGTGGTTTATCTGCGAAAACTCAAATGGGTTTGGAATAAATGCGGCAGCTACTAGACGATGCACTTTGCAGGTTTGAGTTATGCCATCTTTTGATAATCTAATCTGCAAATATCCGTCCTTGTCTTTTACAGATTTCTTGATTTTTCCGACCAGTCTACGACCAGCACAATCAATTCTGTCAAGACTTCTTATCATTCCAGAATCGGAAACCTGATATATACCTTCAAATCCTTCTATATCTTTCCATTTCATTTCTCTGCCTCCTCAAATCCTATAATCCCCCTGTATGGGATCCAGCCGTACTGTGACGCATTAATCGTATGGTCGTTACGGTCCTCGGGGAGATCTTTATCTTCCTGCCAGCTGTACCGGTCTAACTCGCCCAGATGCTCCCTGCATGTATCCACAACCAGATAACAGCCCTGCTGGATCCAGCCCAGCATGAACTTGATACGGTCCAGAATCTCAACTTTCTTGTAGCTGTCGTTAAACGTGTACAGGCTGCCATGAAGGCGCTTCCACTTCTTAAGCTCCATAATTGTGGCCTGATCCGCACAATCAATAAATACGTCTCTGGCAAGCCCCCATTCCTTCCGGTTGCGTTCCAGAAAATCCAGGAACTTCCCTACGGTATCCGATGGCGCAAGAGGCTGCGATAGGTCCGCATTACTGTATACCTTCTCGTCCAACACGAACAGACGACGGTCCATGGTAATCCCCTGAAAGATCATGGCGATGGTATCAGGTGACTTGCTGGAGTATGATGTATCCAAGGCGGCGCTGAACTTCTTAAACTTGATCTTGCCGGACGCAATCTGTTGTCGTACCCATTCTGCACTGACAACGTGCTTCTTCCGGTCGAAGTTCGGAAAGATCAGCCCGGTTGCCTTCCCTCGCAATCCCTGAATCTTGTTCTTCCAGATCTTCGTGCCTTTCGGCGTGTTCGTCATAATCTGATCCAGCTTCTCCTTCGAGAGACCCAGGTTATGGGTAAAAGAAAAGAACCAATGCACCCAACCGGGTTTTGGTTCCTCTCTCAGTTCTTCTCTAATTTCTTGTGGTGTCTCTTCCTCCCATTCTGGAAGCGGCCTGGAGCAGTTGATATACTCCTTATAGACGTCCAGGCTCGGATCGTCCGGGTTAAGCGTCGCCATCATGTAATCACAACGCATAGATGCTTCCCGCACAAATTCAATGTCTGCTGTGTTGATCTCGTCGATGTACAGGCAGCCGTACTGGCCGCCAAGAGCCTTTTGCCACTTAGTCTTATCGCCGTATCCCATCACATATATGACCTTATCACCGCTGGATGTGTGAAACAGGATATGTGGAATTTTATCGTCCTTAGATCCGTTGCCGTTGTACTCAGCCAGGATCCCGAAGTCGTCAATGATTCCCAAATCCTTATTGATGATGTTCTTTTCGGCGGTGCCGGTATCCTTGGCCGCGATGATGTGCAGCTTTTTGGTGGACTGGGCGACCTTAAGCATAAACTTAAACAGGCCCACCGTGGTCTTGCCAGCGTAGGTAGTTAAGTTCCCTCAAGAAATTCGACGGGAGCATTACACTTTAGAAATGCTTTGTACTTCTCTGACAAAAGTAATCGTTCTGAACTCATGAGGTAGAACCACCTCCCCGCATCTGCCCGATCAGGTCGTCCAGCTTACTCTTTTCAGTATCGAGGCCGCCGGATAGATTGTTCTCCACCTTCGTGGTATAACCGTATTTGCTCATCCAGAGGCCGGCCAGCTGCGACGGGATCACCTGCAGCTCGAACTTGCGGCGGGCGTCTGCCTCGCATTCCTCTCTTATGCGCGTGACGATGTCCCCATACCTCTTTTTACTCGCATAAGTATCATAGAATTTCGACCGGGCTATTCCCAGGTATACACAGAATCCCTCAATCGTGTATGTAATGCTCCGCTTTAGTTTAGCAGATACGAACTCACTATTCTTGGAACTGAACTCATGGGTAAGAACCTCCTGGTCATCACATACCTGCTTGTACTCTTGCCATAGCCGTTCCATCTCCTCTGGAGACTTAATTTTTAATGGTCTTCCCATGAAAATCACTTCCTTTCTGTTTTTGGGATATAAGAAAAGCCCTCGCAATTAAGCAAGAACTTATCTACTATAGGGTTAAGTTTTTTTAGCGGCTATATAGCTTTGCAGGACTTCAAGCCACTTCCAGGGTAGAAAATCAGCCACCGACTGGTAAGAGCCGGCGGCCGTCAATATTTAGTGGAGGAAATCTGTTTTCAGATCTTCCAGTCTATACTATAACATTTCTAAGCAGAACATATAGAACAAATAGAACAAATTTTAATTATTTTCTAAAAATCTTCTATACTCCATTTTTATTCCATCTGCCGTCGAATTTCTTCCCAGCCTAATAGCTATTTCTCCCCATGAAAGCCCTTCAAAATACTTGAACCTTGTAATCCTCTGCATTCTCTGGGGAATCGTATTAAGCCAAGCCTCCACCTGTACCTTGATTTCCTCCGCTTTGGCCTTCCGCTCCTCCAATAATTGCTCATACGCTGCCAGTTCTCCCGGCTCCCTTGCCGCGGCATATACCATACCATGTATGTTGAAACTCTGTGCTGCATAAGGGAACTCACTCATAGACCCACGTACTCTATCCTGCACTATGGTCTTGCGTTGCTTTTTTACTCTTCTAATATCTGCCTCTGTCTCTTTGATTAATTCACATGCATCTATATATTGTTCCAGCACCTCCTTATTCAACGGCCTCACCCCTTTCCTACCCGCGGCTTGTACACACGCTCCCCATCCAGGTACTCCTCTTCCTTCCTCTGCTGGCCCAGAAGCTGCCGCATCCGATTCAGCGTATCCCGGTTCTTCTGTTCCTCAAAGAACTTTACAATCCGCTCATTTCGCTTGACAATATCTTTATTCTGCCTGCGGTATTTCCGACTCTGCTGAAACTTCGTTGCTACCCGGTTCCGCTCAGACTTATCCGCTGCAAATTCCATTGCATGAACCAGATCTTGCAGACGCCGGTCCTCTTCATTCACATTTTCATACGCTGCCTTGTATTCCTGGACACATTGGTCTATGAAATTCAAGAAATTCTCCAGTTCTTTAGCCGGACTGTTTTGCTCCACCGGCCTCGCCTCCCTGTCTATATCTTTTTCGTTTCCGCATCTGCAATACTAAATCTGGCCATAGCGCGCTATCCAGCACGCCACTCGGCAGCCGTACCAATGCAAAGTGCTTATAATGCTCCACAATCTTCCCGCGGTGCATCTCGCCGGTATGCCCCATGGAGTCGATCCCCTGGGCCTTGTAGGTATGTACGATTACGTTGCGGCCGATCCGGTAGTACCGCTGGGCGGCCTGTATTTCCTTCGGGCTTATGTATCCCGGTGGAATATTGTCTCTTCTCACTCCAATACCCTCCTGATCCTCTCAAAAGCATTATTCCAGTCACGCATATTTTTCAGGTCTGCTTGTATATCTTCCAAATCTTCGCGTATTTCTGCCAGAATCATCCGCAATGCCTCATTTTCCTGCATTAAATCATCACATTGCTTCCTATACTCGTCGCACTTATTGCAACCTCTTAACTTGCAGCTTGTGTTATCAACCATGATTCACTCCTCCTCTACCATATTGTTGACGTCGCCAAAATGGTCTTACATGGCTACTCGCGCACGGCCTATGTTGCCGCCGTTTTCGCCATTGCAACGAATTAAGCCTGCTCAGAAACAGCGTCTTTTGCTTCTGCCTCTGTCAGATAAAATTCGTCGTCCGTATAGCCACTGGCACATGACTCCGAATCTGGATCATAGATCATATAGCAAACCGATCCATCTTCTAAGATTTCAACAGACTGCACTTTTGTTTTGTAATACTCATATCCCCAGATTGCAAAGACTTCTTTTCCCGGTAATGCCTTTATGTATATATACATTTCATGCCTCTCTTTCTTTTATACAAATGTCGCTTCCGGCTCTTTTTCCGGCTCAATATAGCTGCTGTCCCATTCCTCATCAATCACTATCGTGGTTCCTGCCCGTTCTAGCCTGAGAAGAAGGACCTCGAAATCAGACAGTCTTCGCAATGATGAAATTTTGATGTCACTTGAAATACTTATAGAATATGGGTGCTCTTTTCCATAATCGCTTATGTATTTTGAAACCTGAATCTGTATATTAAGATCTTTATCGTAATCGTTTTCAAATGTAATTTTCGCTCTCTGTAAACAACTCCATTCCGGTTTTTCTTCTTCCTCGAACCTCATTTCGCAATCTACTGGCGCATAATACACCCCATCGTCATGACATACCTCTAGCCCGTCAACTTCAATGTCCTTATTGCACTGCTTTATCCACGCTTTAAACAAGTCAGTGACTTTGATTTCTTTCTGTTCCGGTTCCAGCATAAGCCCTTTGAAATTCTCCAAAATACGCTTTTCGGCCATGCAGCCATCAGAATTCACTATTTCTGTAAGTACTGTATCCAGTTTAGGGAGGAATTCTGTAAAATCATACTTTTCGATGTACGGAACCATAACCTCCGTAATTTTATTTTTAAGCGCCCTTTCGGCGTCTCCCCAGCGGAAAGCCTCCCCTACTGCGTTTTTAAAAGCTTCTTTGAATTTTTCCTTTACTATTTCCTGTACTTCTTCTTCGGTTAAAACTTCCTGTGCAATCTTTAATAATTCATCTTTCATATCTTCTCTCCTTTAAATTTCCTGTTATGCCACGCGGTTATTTCGTCAAGATAAAACGTTTCCCCACACTTCGGGCAATAGGGAATCATTCCTGCTCTGGTTTCCCGCTCCAGATTTTTTATGACTACCAGATGTGGCTTATATGCTGCTATCTCACGCCTCTGCTCAAGCAATGCCTCTACCTGGTCGCCTAACCGCTCATAATGTTTTGCCATACTGTACAAAGCTTCAAAGGGTTCTACAATAGCATCGCAGTCCTCGCACTGTACAATTTTATTTACATAATCAATCTCATAGTGTGGATTACTGCACTCACATAGTTTTCTTTTCCCGTATTCCACCTTAAGCACATCAATGCGCTTAATTTTCTCCGGTAGATTCTCCATCTTCTTTTTCCTCTAAATGATCGATTAGTGAACTATAGTTCACCTATCTTTACAGTAACATGAAGCGCTTTGAATACTTTATCTGCACTTTCTACACTCATACTTTTTGTACCATTTTCCCAGTAAGCAATCGCTCTTTTGGTTACTCCGGCCATGTCAGCAAGCTTCTGCTGTGACAATTTCTGTTTTCTTCTTTCACTTTGCAAAACTTTTCCTAAATTTATCATTGACTTTATTTATCCCCTTCTGCTATACTATATATTGTGGTGAACGTCCGTTCGTCATACCACAGGGAGGTACGAGATTATGAAAGGAGGTACGCGTATGGGTAAAACAATAAGAGTTCGTATTAACTCTACTGCCAGAACTACAAGTTCTGGAAATATCCAGGTTCGCACTACTGTGAATAACGGTCACAGTACCAGAACAACCACCAAGACTATTCGTGTGAAATAGTCCTTTGGCTACCCTGATATCCCCTTATCAGGGTAGCTTTTTTCATTCCTCCGTGTTTCATTTTTTTAACTTGATGAAATATCAGTTTACCTCTGGCCGTCTCGACAAAACACCAGTACCCATCTACTTCCTCATGATGACCACATGCTTTCATGTTCTCTCCCTTATTGCCGCTTTTTGCTTTTACCGGCCACACCAATCGTCCGCCTCCATTGCACGGCTATCCCCGCAGCCCAAACCGGTTCCCTGGAAAATGTTAATATTATCTATTAATGAACCACAAATTCCGAATCTTCTTGCACTTCTTGCAGTAAAACTCATGAACACTCAAAGCAATGCGAAATCTGGTTCCGTGAAACAATACAATTCTTTCTGCCATACAAATAGATTCCGGGTAATGCATTTTTAGACACTTACTTTTCCGCATTCTGCATCCCCTTCCCATGTGATCTTTACTCCCGGCACCGCAATACACCTCGGCTGCCCCGGCACCATTTTAATGATCCCCGCGTCTGCCATCTGCTTGAGATGCAATTGTACACTGCTCGTGCTCTCCAGCCCTACGCCTTCCCCGATTTCACGTACAGAGGGAGGCCAGCCGTGGGATATGGTGTACTGTACAATGTAATCCCTGATCTGCTCATGACGCTCTTTCATGGTCTGTCGCCTCCTAAAATCTGTATTCATAGAAATCTGCATCTTCCACGTACCAGTCCTCTCCTGTACGGTAAATCCTCACCCTGTCAAGCTGCTCGTCAGTCAAATCTTTCCACCCTGGCACATTTCTCAACATGTTTCGTACATAACCACGCCGTAGTTCAATCTCATCAGCAGTCATGGACTTTCCCATGTGTTGGTCTTCTCCCACACGATACCTTGCCAGCTTTCTTGCCGCTTCTTCATTCATTTCTGGTCCTCCATCATCGGAAGGGCTGCTTCAGGCTGTATTCCTGCCTGCTCGATTTTTAAATGTTCTGGCATTTTGTGAAACTCGACAGCTCGTCGCTGCTCTGCTTCATAGGCTCCACGGAACTGTGCTTTCAGTGTGTTCACCTGATCATAAGGTGATTGGCATATGTTCTGCCAGCCGGTACGCTCTACAGCCCTACGTACTGGACCGCTGAGGCTTTTCAGTGCCTCCGCCTCCCTCATATATCCGTAGCGCCTTACAGCCATGTTGACCTCGCCCCACGCTTCGTCAGCATCGGGGATACGCGTTTCCATCAAATCTGCCGCATACAGTCTTAAGTCTGATATTGCAGGTGGAAATTTGTTAGACAGTGCGTATTTCTTGAGAGCCATTATAGCAACCTGAAAAGGAATATCTCCCAGTAGTTCATACCACCAGTCCATCTGATCTCCCGTTGCCAGCAGGTTGTCTTTTGGATATGCTGTTTTTATCCGATCTGCAAATACGGCAAATTCCTTTGTGTTCATTCCTCTCCTCCTCTTGACATCGCCCAGTTATACATCATTTCCCGGCTCTCGTTTTGCTTGTCCTGCTGTTTCCCTACAGGGCTGTATGATGGCTCTGGCCTGTTACTGTAATTGCCGTCAAGCACCTTAGCCATATTACCGTCACTGATAAGCCAGTCAAATGTCGCTGACCAGTTTTTATTATTTTTGCCTTTTAAAAATTCACTCTGCTCTGCAAGTTCAAAGAGTTTACGAAAATCATCTGCCGTATAGCCGCTGTTAAGCCTTGCCCCAATTGCCCGACGCCGTTTGTCTGACAGCTTTGTCACATGGGGGTATGATTTGCAAAGCGAATTATACAGAGTAATTATCTCTTGATAATTACGATTATCTTTTTTCTTTCCTTCTTTCTCTTCTTCAAGTTCTTCCCTTTTTTCTTTCTTTCCTTCTTCTATTGTTGTTAATAGACTGTTAATAGAGTGTGCCTTGTCTGTGCATTGACTGGTATCAGACTGTTGATTGACTGTGGTTTGACTGTTAATATCCTGATACAGGCTGTAGTTATTTACCGTAAATACGCTGTATTTGGACTGTGTTTTGACTGTGATTTCTCCTGTTGACGTCAAATGTTTTAAAGCAGTCCGTAACTCATTAATTGTAAGGTCGCATTCCTCGCAAAGACGCGGATAAGAAGAAATAAAAGAACCACGCGGAACCGTTGTACCTTCAAACCTTCCCTCTTTCCAGTTTGCTTTCAGTAACATGTGAAGGAATAGAACCTTTGTATTGATATTCCGATACCACTCCCATTCGAGAATGTTCCGGCTTATTTTTATGTAGTTTCCATCTCCTCCCAAAATATCACTCCCGTTCTTCAATCAGTACTTCGATGCGAGGTTCATTTCGATCACAGAAAAATTGGTCCGTAAACCCTATGACGTAGTCCCACCCATCATCTTTCAGCACACCGCATTTCACAAGTGCGTCCTGGATCACCTTCCTGCCAAAGCTTGACACATTGTCATGGTCCCTCCGCTTATTTGGCTCATACCATGAGAATTTAAGGAACACGGGCTTTTCTATATGTAACCGCCGTAACTGCTGTCTGATCGCCCATATGACGGTTTCCTCGTTGTCTTTCTTCATCTTCCCACCCTTATGCGGGTTTGTCCGGTTTGCTGCTGTATAGTCATTCAGGCCATCGAGGCGGCCAAATATCACCAACTTATATTCCATAGGCTCCTTTCCCCGGTACCGCCCCTGAAATAGGCAGTACCGGTAATACCAATGGCATGTCGTGACACATGCTTGTATGTAATTCCCTTTCGGGATCACAAGGCTATAAATAGCTTTTTCCATACCTTGCACGGAATAGTTCTCTTCCCATCGGAACCATTTTCAATGCCAATTCTTTTTCATATGCCATCTGACCAAGCATCTTTGAAAGCTTTTCAGCCATCGGGTTATCATGGATTCTGCTGTTAACTTTTCCTGCGGTATGGCAGTTGTTGCAAATAGGAACCTTAAGACAGTCTTCATCCGCCAGTTCTCGATTTGCCGATCCGAAAATAAGGTGATGTTCACAATCGGCAGGGCGGCCGCAGAAGAAGCAGTGATCCATATCATCGGTTAATAATGATATCATTGCTTACACCTCCCCTAAAAGTTCTGTAAAGTGTATTGGTCTCATCAATACCTTTGTGTGTTTACAGTAATCACAGAGACCGCATCTGATCGGCTCTACTTCTCCGTTCTTCAGCGCTACGATCTTCGGTGTGTTATTTTCCACCTCAATCAGCTTTTCACGTAAATGGTCGTCTGGAATCCATATCAGTTCTATATCGGTTTCCTCTTCTTTCGAAGCGGCCGCAACGAAGAACGGAAGACGCTCTCCGGTATTTTGATAGACTACTTCCTGATAGACTGCCGCCTGGAGGTCATAACCCCAGTACTCTATGAAATTCATATAGCCGTAATCTTTCGTGTACTCCGCCTTATGCAGTTCTCTCATGACCTTCAGGTCCACAATGGCCTTACCAGGCAAATAGCTGTCAATTTTTATCTTCCACGGACTCCCGAACATGTCTGCCGTCATAATAACCTGTTTCTCTCCGCCCATGAATTTCATAAAAAGATCATCACGCTCAATTCTATTGATGATTTCTTCGGCCTTGCGATACTCGGCTTTCAATGCTCCCTGTTTCGTGAAAATTTCTGGGTTCTGTGCCTGGAACAGACTAAGAGTCCCTTCAAAGTGAGCGTCTACATAAGACCCAACCATAAGCGCCGTGGTCTTTTTCATTTCCCACTCTCCGTTTAATTTTGCCATAGCTTCAGCCTCACAGGCCGGGCGCCCAATAGTTCCCATAAAGTTCTTGTACTGGCTGACCGAGAGATATTCCCGGTCAGCTTCCTTACTAAAATAATTTTCTGCTGTTAAGATCATGCCTGTGCCTCCTTCTCTTTCTCACCAAAGATATCGGGGATTTCAGGAATGTCTTTCTCCCGGATTATATCCTCAGCTTCCCCCTCAACAGAACACCCAAGGAGGGCGTCAGGAATGTAGACGCGGGCAAAGAATGCACTAGCGCGATACGCAAGCATCAGTTCCGGCATTGTCTGCCATTTTGATGTTTCATTTCCGTAGCGGTCGATCTTAGAGAACCACTTTTCAGCTTTGGCCACCCCTATTGTAATTTCAGGACCACGGACAAGTTCACCTGTAGACCGCCTTATAGCCTCTATATGGCACCCCCATGTATTTGTGCCTGCTTCCCCTGTATATACTGGCTTAACGTCCTTAAACTCAGTATTAGACTTAATCAGCGACATGCAGGCCTGTCCACTCCATGAAGGTTTTCCTTTCACAACATAGAGATTCTGCATAACAAACATAGGACTTACATGCATCCGGTTTGCCATGTCAATGGCAATCATGCAGTCGGCCGGCTTGTTCTGGTAGTTCTGCGGTATAATTTCTGTACTTGCGAAAGCCTCCGCCATCTTCATCAGCATTTTAAAATTCGATTCGTTGTTAAATGGGTTTGCAAGCGCTGTATTTTCAACATTCATAATCTCTTCCATGGCTTCCTCCTATAATTCGACTACGGTTAATTCTGGTTCATCAGTTGTTCTTGTGGCAATGAACTGTAATCCCTTTTCCTTACATTTCCGGTATAGTTCGTTCCTCATATCAGATGACAGCTTCTCTACGCCATCAATAAGAATGATCTGCAATCCGTTCGGTTTCTGGATAGCTACGTCGATGCAAAGATCCAGTTTCTCGCCGTCGGAAAGGTTACTGATTGGAAGGCCATGGATTAACGGGATACCGTCTTTTACGGTAAGCCCAGCAATCGGGATCGTCGCTTCCTGGAGGATTTCCCCCGGAAGTTCCCTTGCCTTCTCGATTTTATCGGTCAGGGCTTTGGATTCTGCCGCCAGTTTCTCTACCTCTGATTGCAGGTTCTCCATGCGGCGGTACTCATTTAAGTGACCCTTCATTTCCTCGGCATATTCGGCCTTTTCGGTAAGTTCTGCGGTGCTTTTCACTTCTTTGCTGGCATATTCCTCGTACTGGGCCAGTTCTGCATCGTACTTCGCCACGTTTGTTTTATAGGTCTGCTCTGCCAGGCTGATCTTGTCCTGCTTCTTCTCGTTGAGTCCTGACACTTCCTTTTTGCATGACCTGATCTGCTCCTCAAGAGAGGCAATCTGTTCTTTAAGATTAGTTTCCCGTCTGGAAAATTCTTTTTCGATGGCAGACAATTCGATCTCTTTGTCCGCTTCAAAGGCTCTCATCTTATTGCTACGACTTTCAAGCATCCGTTTTGCCTTTTCGATTGTCTCATTCTCTTTACGAATCTTCTCGATCTCCCGGTAAAGCTCTCCGACATTCTCGTTATCCCACTTCTCGGCATCGTACCCGGCCGGGATCACATCCGCGATATCTTCGATAAATGCTCTTTTGTTACGGATATCCCGGTTAATATCCTGCCGGGTCTGGAAGTACTCGCCGTTTTCGGACTGGATATCATGGAGTACCTGGAGAATGTTCTGGTCATATGACACCCAGCCTGGGATCTCTCCGAACCATTCCCGGATTTTGTTCATATCCCATGGGTAGTCAATCATATCCAAGATAATCGCATTCTGCTTTTTTCTGTCCATTGCCATAAATTCTACCGGGGATAGCTGCAACGGGGTGAAGATATCCTTCAAAAAAGTTTCAGGGCTTCCGACTTCGTGGCCGTCTTTTTTCACGCTCTTGTAATCTGCCTGGTTTGTTCTGATCTTACGATCAATCCGCAGCCCATTGTCAGTTTCAATTAAAATTTCCCCTTCTGTCTCCCCGTCCCTTACGATGTACTCGCGATCAGAACGGTTTGTTAGCGCCAGACGGATCGCATCAATTACAGAAGTTTTACCGGCTCCGTTTCTGCCGGAAAGTTCTACGCTCTGGCCGTCTGCTTCGTACTCTTTAATACCAAAAAGATTCTTGATCTTTATTTTTGTTAATTTCACGCTTGATTTCCTCCAATGCCTCATATATAATGAGGATGAAAATTTGTTTTCTATTTACCTGAGCCATGGCAGTTCGCACCTGCCGGGCTCTTTTTCTTATCCTTCTTTTCTGCCTTGCTAAAGCAGGCTATGTCATATATATCCATTACTTCCGCAATAGCTTTCGTGTACGCCGATTTCTCGCACGCCGGTGCCTGATTCCGTAGAGTTTCAAGCCGGTAAATTATATTGAGTATGATTTTATGCACTCTGTTCACCTCCCAAAAATTTATTGATAAAATACTGCTGACCTTTTCCGGTAACTTTTGGCGTCCTGGTCGTTACATTACAGCCGTTTCCGTCCAGATGAGTACTTTCTTTGATTTCAAACAGCCCCATCTCCATAGACCGCTGCGTTGGCATGTTCCAGTCTGCGCCTTTACGCCTGATCAGATATCCGTTATCGCGGAGCCATGTAAAAAGCCGTTGGGCGCCCATATCTACACCGTTCTGCTTTAATAGCTTTGCCATATCTCCCACGAGGATTGATGTATGACTCGCCGTAACAGCATCGGCAAATATTTCTTTCGGCCTCATTCGGGTGATATCGCTCTGTAGCCGGTTGATTGTCTGATCTGCCATCTTTAACGCCCGGGCGAAGACCTGTTCCGGTGTATTCCACGCTTTTTCCAAATCCAAGAGATACTGCCGCAACTCCATTCCTTTATTTGTTCTCTGCAACATACAAATCTGTTTTGCCATATCCACAGACAGGTCGTAATCTTCGACTTCCCTTCGTACATCTCTTGTACCCTCGGTTTGAACCCGTACTTTTTTGTTCGGGGTTGAAAAATCACTGCCCTGCTCAAAACCATATCCGCGGTACCTTTCAAACCATTTACTAAAACGTTCGGTTCCTTTTGTTCCTCCGTCTTCGGAAAGCAGATCATATAAATCCCTTGCCGACACCGTAGGTTGTCCGCTCTCGTAGCTTATTTTCATTAGCTCATCCACTTTCTCACCTCCTATCGCAGCGCCTCCAATCGTGCGCAAACTGCTAAAATGATAATCACTCCAGCCACAAAGATAACCGCCGGCATCAGCCACCGCTCCGTTACTTCCAGCAGGCGGGATCGGCTGTCGTCCTCGAAGTCGTCGAGGTCTGTGTAATACTTCTGCATCGTTATCTCCCCCTTTTTCTACTCTGCCCGCCATGCTACCCTTTTGCTTCTTCCGCTAGTTTAAGCAGATAAGCATCCCACTTTATAACGTCTACCTGCCACTCGCGCCCTACTCGGAAGGCCGGAGAGCCTTTACGCTTGAACAGGGCCGCTATGGTGTCGTAGCTCTTGTTATGGCGGACCATACAGTCTTTGATGGTTAATATCTGGCCGTCCCCCATCTTTTCTCGCCTCCTTTTCATCCTCACGCATCACTTTAAGTGGATTTCGCAGACAAAAAAATATTATCTACAGGTATTCCATAAATATTAGACAACATGTTTAAGTCTGCAAATGACGGCATAGCCACTCCTTTTTCCCAATTAATTACCGTTCTTTTACCGATTTTCATCATATTTGCCACTTCTTCCTGCGTCAACTTGGCATTTACTCTCGCTGCTGCCAAGCTAATTTGTATCACTTCTGCCACTTTTCGCACCTCCTTCCTTTATTCTGGAATTAGTATACCATCACTTTAAGTGTGTGTCAACACTAAAAGTGATATATTTTCATTTTTATGTTGCAACTTTTTCGCTTTTGGTGTATTATAATCTTAAAGAAGAAAGGGGTGTAAAAATGCCAGAACAAGAATTTAATGCTGTATTTTCTAAACGACTTCGATATTATCTAAGTAAATATGAAATAACACAGGCCGAATTAGCTAAGCACTTAGGCGTCGGAACCACTTCTGTATATAATTGGTGTAATGGTATAAAAACGCCCAGAATGGACAAAGTTGACGCAATGTGCGATTTGTTCAACTGTAAACGGTCTGATCTGATTGAAGAAAAAGACGATTCTAATGACCGTTATTATCTCAACGACGAAACCGCTCAGGCTGCCCAGGAAATATTCGAGAACAAGGAACTTCGCGCATTATTCGATGTTCAGCGCGACATGGATGCAGACGATCTTCGCGCCTTACACAATATGGCGCTCGCTTTGAAAAGAAAGGAACGTGGTAACGATGACACCGGATGTTAATGTCGTCTTACTTGATTTCCCAGCTCCTGGGAATGAAATGGTTTTTGAAAATGAAGATGATAGCTTTACGATCATGATTAACGCACGGCTATCATATGACGAACAGCTCAAAGCCTATCGCCATGCCATGCGTCATATTGAAAATGATGATTTCCAAAAAGAAAACGTACAAACTATAGAAGCTGCCGCGCACGCTGCTATTAGAACACCTTGAAGTTGTACGAAGCATGAAAGGCTTCGATGATTTTGAACTGGCTGATAGTCAGCAATGGTATGGTAGCAGCTTATGATTAATGACCATTAGATTAAGCAATATCTTGGAGTGCATTAATGGAACAGACACTTTATTTTAAGAATGGTATTTTATACAAAATTGATCCCAACGATGGTAGAAATTATTATCAAGCAAGATTTTTTATCTCTGATGGAGAAAAGTATGATTTTGAAAATAAAGGAGATATTGAAAGGTTACCAATTCCAAATTTTTCAAGACAAAATGGTCCATTCCCAGATGTAACAAAATGTTTGGATTATATTGTACGCATGAAAGCAGGACATTTTTATATAAGACACGATTTTGAACTTTGCTCAACTTGTCTAAGAAAAATGATCGAACTTATGAAACATAGCACGATTTTATGGGGAGAATATGATTACTATAGAATTGTCCAGTGGAATATAGAGATGGGATTTTTTGAAGAAGCAGAGAGAGCGGAGCTTGACTTAAATAATTTTCTATATCATACACCAAATAAAGTTTTTTTAAGAAGTAATGTTGTCAATACTCCTGAGTTAATTCAAGAACAGCAAGAGCGTCAAAAGAAAAATCGAGATCGAAAAGAATATTATCATATATTTTATCAACTTCCAGAACATGCGCCCAAATCCTTTGGTGCATATCGAAGAATGAAAAATAGAAACTCAAAAAATTTCCAGGAACTCATGCAAGTAGCTGAAGAGGCTGGAATTGATATTGAACTTTAACCAGAAAGCCTTAATGCTATCACCCCCTATTGTGAATTGAAACAAGAAAGGAAGTGCCCTTCATGCCATTGCCAGACAAGAAAACATACTCATCAGAAGACTACTGGAATCTCCCCGAAGGTGACCGCGCCGAACTGATCGACGGCCAGCTCTACGCCATGGCACCGCCCAGCAGGAATCACCAGAAGCTGATTGCCGCGTTTACGAAGATTCTCGGCAACTACATTGACAGCCATCGCGGAGATTGTGAGGTATACCCAGCGCCATTTGCTGTAAATCTTGATGCCGATGACAAAAACTGGGTAGAACCTGATATCTCTGTGATTTGTGACAAAAACAAACTTTCAGATCGTGGTTGCAATGGCGCGCCAGACTTCATTATTGAGATAGTCTCACCTTCAAGCAGAAAAATGGATTACACTAAGAAAAATGCTCTTTATTCCGAAGCAGGTGTACGCGAATATTGGATTGTCGATCTCGCCAAAGAACGTACCACCATCTACCACTATGAAGAAGATGCTGCACCAATCATCATCCCATTTAACGAAAAAGCCGAAGTTGGCATTTATGAAGATTTGAGTATAATAATTTCAGAATTAATTTAGCATGAAAAAAGCCCCAGGAGCTACCAACTCCCAGAGCTTTCCAACACACATATCAGCCAGAGCCGATACACATGCCCTCAACAAGCATATTGTATCACAGCTCTGGCAAAAAATACAGGGCTATTTTTATGCCCTTTCGAAAGAAAGGAGAAGTATTATGCCTAAGAAACGTAAAGATGGAAGATACTCCAAGCAGGTAACCATCGGTATCAAAGACGGAAAACCAGTCCGTAAAACAATTTATGGCAGCACTATCAAAGAATTAGATAAGAACTATCGTGATTTTATGAGTCTTATGGACAAAGGAATCATCTTACAGGAACAGAACACCACCTTTAAAGAATTGTCTGAATTATGGCTTACAAACGAGAAGCTCGGAAGCGTTAGAGACCAGACAATAAGTACGATTAAAGGTCAGTTAAGTACCGTTAACAGCTATATCGGAGATATAAGAATCAAAGACTTACGGATGTCGCACATTGAATCGTTTCGAAGCTATATGATAAAATCAAAAAAACTGGCCCAGTACAATCTGTGCCTGTCCCGAATCAAAGCAATCGTCCGTTATGCAGTCCAGAAAGACATTATGGCAAAAGATATTACTGCTGGAATGAAGAGAGTCAAAATAGACAAAAAACCAAAGCGCGCTCTTACGTCTGAAGAACGTCTGTTATTTGAAATATTTAGCAGCCACATTCTCGTGACTTCAGTCATGGGTTAGGCTGCTGTTCCTTGTCATTTTGCAGATTTTCGCTCATAATATATCTATAAACCAGGAAAGGAGGACCTTATGAACGTTACTTCCAGCTACGGAATTGAAATCAGGAACATGAACCGGATATTCAGGGAAACAGTAGGGATCTACCGTAAGGCCCTGGCCTTCCTGGTAGATGTTTATGACAGCGAATGGGACTACCTATCGGCTATACTACAAAAGCAGAAACGTTTCAATACAGCAGAGCATCTGATCCATTCCACTAAAACAAATACGGCTGTTTATGATTTTGATGACCGGTTTTATAAGATTCCGTCTTATTTAAGACGGGATCTGGTGAATACGGCGTTAGGAATTGTATCCAGCTACAAAAGCAGCTTAAAGAACTGGGAAGCCTCCGGCCGTGTTGGTTCCAGGCCACGTCTTCAGACAAATCATTTTCAGATGCCGGTGTTCTTTCGGGATAACATGTACCAGGAAACAGAATCTGATACAGTATGCAGGCTGAAGCTGTTCCACGAAAACGACTGGATTTGGTTCACAGTAAACTTAAAGAAGACAGATGTAAATTATCTAAGGAAGTACTGGAGCCATGCAGCAGCATCTGCTCCCAGACTGGAGAAGCGTCATAAACGGTATTTTTTGAGATTTTCCTATGAAGAAAACGTAACACTTTCAAAGGCTCCGGTGAAAGACCAGACGATATGTGCGGTGGATCTTGGGATCAACACTGATGCGGTATGTTCAATCATGCGTCCGGATGGAACTGTCGCTGCAAGGAGGTTCATTAACCTTGCAGCTGAAAAAGACCATCTGTATCATGTATTAAACCGCATCCGGAAGTTCCAGAGACAGCATGGATCAAAAAACAGCCATGGTTTCTGGGAGTATGCGAAGCGTTTAAATGAGGAGCAAGCGAAAACAACAGCAAATAAGATTGTCTCATTTGCTGCCGCTCATTTTGCGGATGTCATCGTATTTGAGTACCTTGATACGAAGGGTAAAAAACATGGGGCAAAGAAACAAAAACTCCATATGTGGCGTAAGAACTACATACAGAAGGCAGCAGAACACAAAGCCCACCGGGCCGGAATCCGCATAGCCAGGGTGAATGCCAGGTATACCAGCCGGCTGGCCTATGACGGATCCGGTGAAGTGGACCGGGACGTACATGATAGCCGATGGTGCACATTCAAAAACGGAAAAATATACAACTGTGACCTGTCAGCCAGCTATAACATAGGGGCAAGATATTTTATAAGGGAATTACTAAAACCTGTTTCTGCAAAGAAACAGTCCCTGCTTCTGGCAAAAGTTCCAGAAGCCGGGCGTAGAACTACCTGTACGTTAGACACACTAAGGAAAGTTTCTGACTTCCTTGCTGGGTCTTAGTACAGTGCACTTAATCTGCAGTTAACCTAGATGTGGTGGAGTACCTTCAGGTACAAAAACTAAGTCCAGGCCGTATCTGTAGAAAAGAAATCCAGCTGGATTAAATCAGCTGGAAGCTCATGACTTTAGTCATGAGTAGTTCACATAGCAGACCTTGATAGTTTTGAGCGCTGCTTCATCAACCTGCTTCTCTACACTGGCTTAAGAAAGTGCGAAGCGCTTGCATTAGATGTAAAAGATATCGACTTAAAAAAGAATCAGATTTACGTTTCTAAAACATTGGTTGCCAGTAAGAAAATCAATACCTGCCTGCAGGAATACACAAAGACTGCTGCCGGACTCCGCCAGATACCGATTCCCGCCCCGTTGGCAAAAATCCTTTTCGAATTCATAAAAGGCCGATCGGGAATTCTTTTTCCCTCAAAAAGCGGCAGATATATTTCTACCCTCGATTATAAATGGGAAAAAATACTTAAAAAAGTTCAGGCTGTATCAAGCACCCCTCTATCAGATGATATCACGCCACATATTTTCCGGCACACCTATGCCAGTGATTTATACAAAGCAGGTGTTGATATCAAGCAGGCTCAGTATCTCCTCGGACACGATGACATTAAGACCACGCTTGACACCTACACCCATTTTGGATTTTTCGATGTGGAGCCGGATAAACTGGAGGATTACTATAATGCAGTCAAAATGCAGTCAAACGATAATATCATACCCATGAAACATGCATAAACAGGGCATTTCTTAAGAATGCATTAATTTATTACGATTTAACAGTACATGTTTTTAACATCTAGCAATTACGTTGTTTTTGGCTTAAAACCGTGCTTTTTGAGATATTTCACGCGCTAACTATCACTAACTAAATGCAGTCAAAACTAAGTGTTATGCAGTCAAAATGCAGTCAGAGAATGATACAATATGCTTATGCATTTAGATGGTACCAAACAGGCCGCCTAATCAAAATAATCAAGTGAAATAATATAACTGAATGGAGATGAAAAGATGAACCGAACAGATGAATTATTTTTTGAGATAATTGAGACCTACCAGCGCCATGCCCAGGCTGTCAAAAATGCAAAATACCAGGAGATCCGCGAGATGGCGGAGATACTCCTCAACATGGATATTACCGCCATGTGGTGTTTGACACAGCGTATACCAGACACCAGAAGTCGGCTGGTATAACGTTGTACGATGCACATATAAAAGTCGTCCAGGTATGGGGATTGGGATATACCTAGACGACCTAAGAGAAGGGTTGACAAAAGAATTATATCACTATATACAAATAAATCAACACCATTTTATACTTTATTGTAATTTTACACAAAATGCGGCTTGCCAATACAGCTAAGCCGCAAATTAGAAAAGCAAAATCGAGCGTATTATATCACATACATATAGTTTTGTAAAGGACTTTTTAGGTTGCGTCAATGATCATTAACACATTTCTATATTCAACATATAATGATATTGCAGGTGGAGATATAATGTATACCTTAATTTAAGGTTTCAACAACGGTGGGCGGCTGTGTGAACTGTCATTTTATGATTTTTATCCTTTGTAAAATTCACCGCATTAAGCCGAGTGATGTGTATAACAATCTGATATAGCCCCGGATTTCACCGGGGCTTTTTACAGAACCATATCTAATCTTGCTATTATATAGTTTCAGGCGGCCCGCATGGACCGCCCTTTTTTGTATCTATCATTAGCAACCACAGTTATCCTGCCTGCAAAAAACATTATTACAGCCGTCTCTAAATCCGGCCTCATAAGCTTCTTTTCTTTCTCTTGCACATGGATCAAAACAGCAATTATTATTGTTATTGCTGCAGCTGCAATTCCAATTATTATTGCAATTATTATCACAGGGATTGCTGCATACGCATCTGCAGCAATTATTGCAGCAATTATTACAGCAATTATTTCTACAACCACGCCAGTTACCACAGAGACATCTACATATATTACACATGATTTATTTCCTCTTTTATATATGATCAATTATAGTTTATTATATGCAAAGAGGGGACAAAGGTGACAAGTATGACTATTCTGTCCACTGTACCTCAAGATTGCCCTGACTGAGATTATTCGTAACCAGTAACGCCCCATACGTTGCCAAATCAGCCTTAGATGGATTGAGCATGTACGCAAGACCGCCAATCACAGCGTATCCAGTAACCATGTTTCCGGCATCGTCTACGTAAAACCACTTATTCTTATATTTCACCCAACGGCTCTTCTGCAGCTCACCATTGATTGTAAAGTGCCAGTTCCCTGCACCGTCTTCAAAACTCTTCACTTCATCTTCCTGGCCGCGGATCCGCAGGCAGAAGTCCGTCCATAACTCCGGATTGTCCATCATCTTACGAGGGCACCATTTGCGTTTGGCGTCGTAATGCCGGATCACCCGATCGGCAGGGATCCCCGTCTCCTGGATCAGATGTTTCACCAAATCCACACAGTTAAGCCGGGCCTTGTCGTAGTTGCTGTCAGGATTAACGCAGATCTCGATGTTGATCGTGTTTTTGTTATTGACTCCAGCCACCAGCGGCGTTCCGTACTGCTTGCCTACAGCCCATGCTCCGTCCGTGTGGTTGAGTGTCTGATAGATCGCTGCATCATCAACGTAATAATGGACGGACGTATCAAGGTTGCCGTTGTTGTGCGCTCTGGCATGAGATTCAGCTCCGGCGCCCTTTTTAAAGTTGTCTGTCTCGTGGATCACGATGTACTTTGGGTGATTCTGACTTGCGTAGCAATTAATCTGTTTGATTTGTTTCGTAATAGGTAACATAATCGTCCTCCTTAAATATGAAAAGGCCCAGGTTCCCCCAGGCCCAAAATCTTGTGACGTCACAAGTTGTGATATTACAACCGTTGCGATATCGCAATAGCTCCGGCTTAACCCCGCCGACCGGGAGATGCGGGATCACCTCCTTAAGCGGCCCCACTGTCCAACTCCGGCAGCCCAGCTACACTGGTAAGCAACGATAGAACCCCGGCCAGCACCGACGCGCTGATTACCATCGGGCCGTTGACATCGCCCAACACGGCAGCCGTGCCGATCGTAGCGACTGCGGTCTGCGCCATGGTCTTGATTGCCCTGATTCCTGCGGCTTTCGCCCATACCTTAAGATCGTACTTCTTCATCATTTCATACCTCTTTTCTTATTTTATGTACTGTGCCATCATGAGGACAAGGCCGACAGCAACCGCCCCTGACATTGCCCCTACGATGGTGTTGAAAATTGTTCGCTGCATACCGCTCCACCGCTCCGCTGGTTCGGCCTTCAGCTTGTCAATATCCTTCCCCTGCTTTCGCTGCTCCTCCAGCATATTACCCATGTTAATGGTCAGCTCCTTCACAGACAGCGCAAGGTCCTGTATTGCCTGATTCTGCACTTCCAGATCATCAATACGATGTTTGGCCGACTTTGCCTCGTGCTCCAGAGCGGTGAGCTTTACGGCGATCTCCTCATTCTCCACACTTTAGTCCTCCCGTCAGTTATTCATGCTCACAATCTTTATGCCCCGGGCCTCCCGGTACATGCCCTGGCTTAAACTGCTTGTGATCCGGGCTGTAATCTCCTTCATACGGCGTGTCTGCAATCACTGGCTGCCGGCCCGGATCCTCTTTTCCTGTTGCTGGTCCATAGGGTACGGGTGTCTTGTAGTTCATGTCTGGCTTGCTTTTATTCATGATAAGTCCTCCTATTCTGTTGCCGGGTCTACGGGTTCCGGATCCGGCTCAACCGCCGGCGGCGCGTACACCGTCTCAGCCAGTAATGCAAGCTCAGTCATCTGCTCTGCGTCGATCATATCAAACGCAAAGTATACCCCCAGCTTGTCCGTGGCCTCCTCTTTGGTTGCATAATACTTTTTGCTGATAAGACTCTCCATCAACGTGTAAATCACTGTGTTACTCATAATCTCATACCTCCTGTAATAATCTGGTTGTCTGGTTATCTACAATAGCTGCCTGCGTCGCTGTCGGCAGGGCTGCTACTATTGCCGCTAACTGGTTGTCGGTGTACTCTTTGGCCGCCTCCTGGCACTGCTCAAGGGCCTTGTGGGTGTCCTGGACGTAATCCAGAGTTACCGTAGGAGCCGGTCCGCCCGCGGTGATCGTTAAGTGCGTTGTGCCCGCGTAAGTGGTCAGCTCGTTGAGGGCCTGTTGGGTGGCGTCGGGGAAGGGCTCCCAGGTGGGAGTGGCAAGGGGATAGATGGTGATTGCATCGGCCATAAACTCCTTAAATGCTTCGATTGTTTCGAAATCAGGATTGAGGGTACGAATAAAAATTTTTCCTCGCTCATCTGTCGCCATGTAATCGCCGGCATTGCTAAAGCTGGACCCATTTGGTCGTCTTGTATATTTAGTGCACATAACCATGCAATTTAATTTTTCAATCATATCTGTTGCATCGTATACAAATCTATGCCCGGCGCTTCCTGATACTACATTTATTTTCTTCCATTGCCCGTTATCCACCACACCAACACACCGTTCAATCCCCCACACGCCATCTCTGCACATGATCCGGTACCGGTACTCTCCGACGCCGCGTAATGGCTCGGTCAGGGTGATGGGGACATTTTGGCAACCCATGTATGGCTCCCAGGGGAGCGGGATGTCTCCGGCGTTAATCATGATATCCTTATATATTACATAATCATTTACGACGGCCGCGTCACCGACATCTGCATACAACAGCAACGCCAATTTCGTGGCCGCATCATTTTGAGGATCCTCTATTGTAATTGTAGTGGGGGATGTATTTGCATACACCACATAGGATAATACGGATCCATTATTGTCTATCCAATACAATCGGATACCGGGTGTCAAACCGCTTTTACTCGGCATGATACTGCCGTACGATATTGTTAATGTCTTGCCAACAATATTACTTTTATCGTCCACAATAAATCCTGCATATTTTCCACCATTGGCTCTGGTGTAAGTAATCTTAATGGCTCTTTTGTCTGTAATATCAGCTTCTGCACCTGTCCCCTGTAATGTCACAAGAGCTTTGAAAAATATCTGCGCCCCCGTGCTCACCGTCCCTGTGCTGATAATGTCCTGCGGGTAATCCGGGCTGGGGGAGGGTGCGCCGCCTGTGTAGGGCTCGTACTCAGTTACAATACTTCCTACCTCTATCTGGATCGAATTTATGTCTATATATTGCTCACTCCTGCTTCCATAAGTTGGATACACATATAAACAGCCCGTAGTCGTTACCAAAGTAATTTTTGTCCATTTTCCAACATCTGTGTATCTTGGAAGTGCATTTAAATTTGCTTCATTCTCTCTTGCAAATGCAAAGCCATTGCCAGATGCAGTTCCGGTTGTTTTTATTACATATACATCATAGGAAATCGTATAGACTAACTCCGGAGAGCAGGAAAACAGAACTGTTTCTGTAGAAACTATGGAGCCATTAATGTATAAGCATTCTCTGCCATCAAATAATTTTTTATTAACCGTATTATTAGCGTCATTTTTAGATAGCATAAATGTGACATATGCGTCTGTATCAAACAGATTTTTCCCCGTCGTCACCACCTGCT